TAGAAGATCCTCAGTAAAAAAAAAAAATTATAAGCTGTTGATTTTAAACGAAACAAAAAGGTGTACATTTGAAAAGAAATAGTGTATACTGATAATATAAGTTAAATATAAGGAGTCTCATATGACTAAACAAATAAATGAATTAATCGAATTTTTAGGTGAAAACGGCGTTCGCGTTGATCCTACCTTTAAGCGTTATCCTGAAGAGGATCAGCTAAAAGTGTTAAATAAAATGATTCGAGAGTTAGTAGCATAACTCTTTTCCTCATACGTCCGTGTGGAGGGCAGGCCACCTGAAAGCACAATCTTTTATGAGATGTTAGTTTCAATCAAACTAGAGCGGCAATGTCAATAAGGCCGTGCGGAGAGATTGGATATACTAACTGGGCGTATGAGGTAAGGAGTTTAATATGCGAACTGTACACTACGTAGGAATGGACGAAGCAACTTATCAACGGGCTCGTAGAGTCTGGGGTGGTCCTGCGTACTATCACAGATGGATGGACGACCGTGTCTGGACCGAAGTTGGTGATAGCGATGTTGTCGTTGTTGGTGATCCAACTTACAGACAATGGGTTTGGGATGCTTCAGCTGTTCCATCAGAATATACACAATAAAAAAGGGCCGCAAAAGCGGCCCTAAGTTTTTTCCGAAACTCTTGATTCTTATGTCAAGATGTTGTCAACACGGAAGATTCTGTAGTACTGGTTAGTCTTCGCTTTTGCTAGACCGTCAGCAGGTGTAGAACCTACGAATGGGTTTGACGCCATACCGTAACGTGTTTTGAACCCGATACGTGGCTGGAAGTCATTCTCACCAACTGCACGGACCATTGTTAGTGGTACGTATGGGCAATAGAATAGACCAGCGTCATATGGGTTAGTACCTTTGTAACCAACGTTTACATAATCGGTTGTTGCATATGGGTCGATGTATACACGGATACGACCGTTTAGAACACCAGCAAATGTGTTACCTGTGTCATCAACGTTCAAGTTTGTTGAAAGCGCTGGAGAGTAATCTAGCATACCTGAGGCTGCCAAAGCTGTCGCAACGTCTGAAGAACAAACTACGAAGTTACCTTTACCGCGACGTGTTTCTTTCGCAATAACGTTAGCTTCACGATCTAGTTGTACACCAAGACCTTTGAACTTCTCAGCTGACCAACGACCATCAGCGTCTGCTGACATATCGAAGATACCCTGAGTTGTGATGTTTGAAGTCAAAGCACCAGTTTTAGCTTGTGAGTTGATTGTACGAACTACTTCACGGTTGATTTCCGCTAGGATCTCTGTTGATAGGATGTTCGCCAATTCTGTCTCAGCATCAAGACCGTGGATCGCTCTCAAGTCTTGTGCAAGCTCTAGTGTGTACTCTGCTTTCAACGCACGTGATTTCGCAGTCACAGTCGCTTTTTCAATGGTGAAACCCATTTCAGCGAATGCAGATGCTGGACCGTCACCAGTTGTACCTAGACCTTCAGCATCACCTGTTGGCATACCGCCTGCAGGAACGTTTGAATCACGGTCATCAGCAATTGTTGAGTCACCGTTTGAGTCAGTAACTGAAGCTAGACCTGATGGGCTTGCTGCGTTAGTTGTTGATGAGTCACCTGAGAAGCCAGTGATTGCTTCGTTGAACAGTGCTTCGTTACCAGATGTCGCACCGGCACGTGTTGTTCTGTAGCGTGATTTCATCGCAAAGATCAAGCCTGTTGGGCCTGTCATTGGCTGAACACCACAGATGTCATATGCCATTAGGTTTGGCATAGAACGACGTACTAGTGAGATAAGTACTGGGTTCCAGTTAGCAACTGAAGTTGTGTTTGTTGCAGCTGCATCTTCGTTCATTTGACCGAATGAAGCTTGCTCTGCTTGCTCGTTAAGAGCTTTTTCTGTGTTTTCCAAGATCGCAGCTGTTACTGCTTTCTTGTGCTTGTCTGCAATGGTACCAGCTGATTCTTCGTTCAGTACTGGAGACCATTTCTCGACGAGACGATCATAAGTTTCCATTATAGGATCTCCTTAGTTATTTGCTTTTCTGATTGCTGCAAGATACTGTTCCATCATTGGTGAAACTTCGACTTCGCTGTCAGCAGCATCATCATCGATAGATTCTTCAATTACAGATTCAGTTGTTTTCTTTGAGAAATATGACTCTTTGATTGTTTTAACTTTTGATGCAAAAGTCTCATCATCTTCGAAATCAATGTTCTCTGCCAACGAACGTAGCTTTTCTACTTGAGTTTCAGCTAGATCTTTAGCTGCTTCACGGATAACCGCTTCACGCTTATATGATTCTAGTTCTTCTGCAAGTTCGATAGACTTAGCAGTTGCAACGTTAACTTGCTCTTCAAGCTCTTCGTTAGCTTCTGCTAGTTCGTCAACTAGGTCGACTTTGGACTCTGGAACTTCAACATAAGATTCTACAAACAGGTCTTTCAACTTGTCCATGAAACCTTCTGCGATCTCTGTGCGTAGGCCAGTTTGAATCGCTAGTTTGTTGTCTTCCATCCATTGCTCAACCACATAGTTGAGGTAGCCATCAACCTTCTCGACTAGATCTTCCTTCGTTGCTTGGATCTCTTCGTCCAACTGCTGTTGGTACTCAGTTTCCAAACGGTCGATCTCTTCTGAAAGTTTTTGCTTTACCGCCGCTTCAAAAATAACCGCTGTTTTGGCTTTGAACTCTTCTGAAAGAGTCGCCTCAGATTCAACCAATGCGTTAAGGTCTTCACTAAAGTCTCCATCAAATTCTACAGACTCGGCTTTGGTGCCAGCGCCTTTTAGATGCGAGGGTTCGCTGTTGCTCTTGTCACCTTTACGAGAAGGTGCTTTTTTAGTAGCGTCACCTGCTTTTGCAGTTGCAGCTACTGATTGAGCTTCAGCATTTTTAGGATCGTGAGTTTGAGCTTCTTCGATTTCGATCTCGTCGAGCTCAACATCTTGATCTTGTACTTGATCAGTCATGTTTGACTCCTTAATATTGCTGTTGTTTCAGTAACGAGAGGAAATTCTTATACTCACGAACCTGCGTTTCATATAGATCCGCACGTGGAGCACGTTTAATTTCAGTCTCTATTTGTTCAATTTCTCGAGCTTCAATGATGCCATTATTCCAGATCCAGTCAACACCTTCCATAATTCCATTAACAAAAGCATTTGGTGCTGATGGGTCTTGTACGATATCAACCGTATTAAGCATAAAGTCATCCTTGACATACATAGCGCCATTGCGCTGCTCGAGGCTACCCATACCACGAGTTGAGACACCTAGTTGAACACCACCTTCAAGCAAACCTTTTACGATATTACCCATTGGAGTATCCAAAATTCGTGCCTTACCCATAACATTATTTCCCTCACATTTGAGTTCAGTAATCTTATGGGATACCTTATCCAAATTAACAGTCGGTCCATCAGGGTGGTTTAGTTCCCCTACCGCTCTGTCTTTGGAAACTTGATCAGTAACATATTTGTCCACAGCCTGTTCCATAACAGCCTTAGGATAAATTCTACCGTTTCTATTTTTAGATTCAGCCATAGCAAAGATACCCTCAATCACATGTGATTTAGAGCCATCCTCTCTCTTTTCAACAATGCACTGAACATCTGTTTCAGTATATTCTGTAATTAGCTTCATCTAGTTATCCTTTGTATTGTTTAACAAACTCTGCTGCCATACGTTCAGCTTCACGCTGAGTCTTATAAGCATCAAGTCTATCACCATCTATATAGACAACAAATCCCGCTTTTTCTTTTGTAATCTTAACAGGCATTCTGCCAATCTTCTTATTGAAGACAACATCGCCACTAGGCTTCCTGTCAAGTTTTTCTTTTAGTTCTTTAAACGTTCTTGTCATCTTTACACTTTAACAGTTATTTATACAAATTAATCTTTTGATCAGTTATTCTTCGTCAACTTCTTCTTCATCATCAGTTTCATCGATGGCATCTTCCATCTCTTCGTCTGACACATCATCAAGTTCTGCAGATTCCTCATCTGAAATCTCTTCGTCTTCAGGTTCTGCATTATTAAATACTTGATCAGCTACTGCGATCTTTTCTTGTTCCAAAGCGTCACTAATTTTGCCTTGCATAATCTCAGCAAATGTGGGACCAGCTTTACTAAAATCCTGTGTAGTAACTGTGTTAATAAGATCTTCAATAGGATTAACTTCAGTTTCTTCAACATCTACTTCTGCTTCAAGTTCTTCAACTTCACTCATTGATTAGCTCCATTCTGTTCTTCATCTTCATCAGATATCTCACCTGATTTCATTTCTTGGTCAATCTGATCTTTCATATCTTTAATATCATCATCACCTAAATTCAATACATTTTTCATTACCCATTCTTTAGAGAAGTATTCACCTACATATTGTGACACTTGGTCCATAGTTTGTAGACGTTCTCTCAATAGATCTGCATCCTTTAATTCCGTGAAATGGTTGTCACGAATAAAGTCTACAACAATATCATTCTTCCATTGATTCCAATCATCTTCAGTGATAACACCTTTCATAATGAGTTGTTTCTTTAGAATGCCATAAAATAAATGTGCAAATCTTTTTCTCAGCCTATCTATAAACTTCTGAAACTTTACTTCATCACGTGTAATCTCTGTTGAACGACCTAATGAGAACTGAGCTTCTTGCTCAAGTCTGTTAATCGGTACATTCAATGAACGATACAAACGTTTTTGGAAGTAAATGATGTCATCAATCTGGCCGAGGTTTTCACCTCCTGGTAAAGTGGAGATCTCGGTACCTCTACCACCCTCACGACGAGGAAGCCAGAAGTCTTCAAGCATTGACATGTGTTTTCTGTCATCTCGAATAGCACCGGTATTTGCATCATAAACCAGTTTATTACGATACTTAGACATAATATCTTTCATATATTGTTCGGCTTTACCTCTTGGTAAGTTACCAACATCAATATAGAAGATGCGACGTTCAGGAGCTCTTGCTAGTCTGTAAATAACTAGCGAGTCTTCCATCATACGTAATTGGTTAATAGGCTTTAGTGCTTTATGTAAATATGAAACAACACGCTTACGATCAACATCAAGCAAACCTGATGTCACATAAGACACTGAATCATTAGAAAGTTTTACACCTTGGTTAGTACCACCTGGTTTTTCTTGGTAGATATAGAATTCATTTACATTTTCTACCAAAGATGCACCAGTGACAGGATCTTTCTTACGCTTAACTTCTTTTACCTTACGAATCTTTGCGGCATCAATTGGTCTAATTTCTTGAATACCAGCTTTTAAATTGTTTTCGTCAACAACCAAGTGGTGATAGATTCTACCATCGATGTACCAACGTCTAAAAATATCATGTCCCATCTCTTGAATATTAAGCATGGAACACACGTTATCGAATTCTTCTTGAATTGCTTTCTTTAACTGATCACTGAGACCATCAACTTTATCGAGGACTAGTTCTACAGGTGATTCGTTTTCTGAAGCAATGGATTCGTTTACAATATCTTCAACTGCAGCATCAACCTCTGGATGAGTTGCAACTGCACGATATTGTTTAATATTTTGTAAATTATCTTTAGAGTGATTGTCACCATCAACGTTAACATACATGCCATAATGAGCACCTGCAGCAGTTACATAACCTGCTCCATCCTCATCTGCTGGTGGGACAATAGAACGAAGTTTTTCCGCCTGCCTATCTTTAGCACGGCGAATCTCAAATCCAAATAATTTTATACTATCATCAGCCATTTTCGTTCCTTGAAATAGAGTTAGAGGGGCCGTGAAGCCCCTCAAGTTTATTTATAAACGATTAAGTAGTTGTACCAGATTCCCAGTACTGGACTTGGAACTCAACAGTAAATCTCTCAATCTCGTCATTTGCACCGTAGTTCAAATCGATTGGTGAGATAGCTGTTGGGAAACAACCACGGAAGTTATAAGTCTTCAATGTAGTGCCGTCTTTGTCGATTTGCTCAACAATCAAGTCTGCTTCGTAATCAGTTACGTTAGTTAGACCGGTATTTTCATTATGCTGATTCATACCGTTCATCCAACGTTCCATTGCGTTACGAACATTGAAGTCTGTATCGTTAATAATTGTTGGTGTCCATACATCAAATGTACGATCACCAGCCATTTTTAATTGGCGACCACGGAATGGAACAATAATTGTACCAAGTGTGGAACCAGGCAACTGAGCTGCCTCGCAGAGGAATGATGTAAGTTCTACATCACCACCTGCATAAGTTGGGAAGTTGATTGTCGCTTTGAACAGATTAGGTCTAGCGCCACCGCCTCTCAACTTGGATTTGAAATCATCAACTCCTAGAATAGCCATTTATATTACTCCTCTGACCTTATACTGTGCCTGCTACTTCTTCGAAGTCAACACCTGAACGCACAGCTACAAAGTTTAGAGTGATGTAGTTGATTGAACGTGCTGGCTTGATGAAGATGTTAGCAACGAATTCATTGCGATCTACCACAGCTGCAGTGTTGTTTGTTTCGTCACATACAACTCTGAAATCTGTAATACCTCTTCTACCCTTGATCTCTCTCAAGAATGGTTCTACAATACCAACAAATTCAGCACGTGTAAATTCGTCGTTGAATTCAAACAATGTGTTTCTAGCAGCAAGTGAGATTGCTCTCTCGATTACTAGGAACAAACGACGTACGTTAATACGATCGAATGCTGATGGTCTGCTTAGTTTCGTTTTATCACCAAACAGTAGGACACCTTGGCCTGGGATATTAGCCACTGGGTTAATACCGGCTTTATAAAGTGTGTCTCTCTCTGCTTTAGTTGGTGTATAAGACAGTGCAGTAATACCTAGATATTGACCACGTCTTGGACCACCTGGTGAGAACCATGGAGCTGCGTTAACATCTGTTGCTGCCATAATACCAGCAGTTGAAGATGCAGCTGGGATATAACGATACTTGTCGTTATACTTATCATACACTTTTAGATAGTTGTTGTCAACTACTAGATATGAAGAGTTTGTGAATGTGTTAGCTGTCGTTACAGCATTAGCATTCGGTGTTGAACTATTTACAATGTCAGTTCTTGCTGGTGAAGCAACTGCGATACAATCTTTACGAGTTGATTGTGCAATTGTTACTAGGTCGTTAACAACAGTCGTTTGATCTGCTCTAGCATTCATACCTGGAGCAATCAAGAAGTCCACCTGAACTGTATCTTTATCTTCTAGGTAGTCAAAACCTGTAGCTACATTACCTGCTGTAAGAGTACCAGAATTAACACCACTAGCTAGTGAACCTGTTCTTACATCATCGAACGATGCATTTTGAAAATCGACTGAAGATGCTGCTGTAGATCCAGCTGTAGGACTGAATTGTGATGATCCAAATCCAACCATTTTTATATAGTTTGATCTGTTATTAATTACATCGATTATATAATTACTTGTTCCATCATCGGCTTTAGCGTTTGATGCTACTGAAACGAATGGGAATCTTTCAAGTACTGTTCCTCTAGTACCTGTAAATAGACCATCCTCATCAATTACAATCGCATGCATCTCGTCGTTTGAAGCACCACGACCTGAAGCAAATGATGAAGTGCCAGGAGCTGTATCAAATTCTGCTACATAAGTCCAGTTATCAAAAGCTGAGTCGCTAGTTGATGTTGGGCATGTTTCTACTTTTAAACTATTACCCAAATCACCTGGATATTTAGCAATAAACACATGATTATCACTATCCAGTGCTGATTGTTGGGTATCGAAGTTGTCGTCATTTTTAACTGTAGGTTGTGTACCAACACTGATATCTGATGCGTTTTTTGCATCACTTGTTGCCATACGTACAGTTTGCATTGACTGTGAATATCTTAGGAAATACGCTGCGGATAGAAAATCTACAGCATTACTGTCGCTGGGTGCACCAAACGTTGAAGCCAAAGTACCCTCATTATCGATGAGTGTAGCCTGCTCAACTGGGCCCCAACGGAAATTACCAACAAATGCGCCTGTAGATGACTGTACGTTAGGTACGACGCCAGTTAGATCTACTTCCTTGACAACAATTGCTGGTGACTCTGAAGGTGTACCAATTGCCATGTTTATCTTCCTCTAAAAAATTATATGTTCGGTCATAATACGCTAATCAATTACAGATATTTATAATAATTAAAAATTAGAAAATATCCTCATACTCAATAGCCCATTGCTGACCTAACACCTCTTCTTGTGTTGGCGCAACTTCTTCTAATCCATCATCAACGAAACCAAATGGGACAACGTCCTCATCGATTTCCTGCATTCTTTGATCAAATAACATTTTCTTTATATTTATGTCCGTTAATTCAGCAAAGTTATTACTTGTAGCAAAATAACCAAACATTACTAGATTCATCATTAGATCATCGTGGTTACCATCACTGGCCTCATATGATTGACCTTTTGCTACAAATGTAGATATCTCGAGAATTGTATGCTCATCTACAATCTCTAGTTTATTTGTTTCTAATATGTCTTTGATATTTGAGCAACCAAGTCTTTTAGTCTTACGATTCATTTCAATACCAAGAGCATTTGCTTTAATAGCTGACTCCACATGTAGATTCTCATATTCAAAGTCATAATACATTCCATTACAAACTACAGTACCTTGATCGTTTGACTCAATAACTACATAAGCATCGTTATAGACTTTCGCATATTTATAAATAACGTTTGGGAAGAGTATTGGAGAAATAATATTATTGCGATAAACAGCAACCTGTTTAAAGGGTCTTGTGCTAATATCGATCACATTAAATGTACTATAGTCCTGTCCTCTTCCCTTCGAAACATCTACAGTCATTATGTATTCATGTTTCTTTTGTGGTTCTTCATATATCCATACGCTGTTACCCTCAAGTAATTTTAAAGGTGGTTTAGCTCTGAAGTTCATCAGAGTCTCTGCATTTATAAGCGTATCTCCTGTTCCGAAGAATGTATTACCAAACTCTTGGTCGAACTGCAGTTGACTCGTATTAGCAATAGTTTGTTGTTTCCAGTTATCATCGCGGCCCGGTACGTCCCACCAGTCAACCCTATAAGATTTAAACTCGTTGACTCCTTGGACTGCTCCTTCCCAGATTTTGTGAAATTGATTACCGATCCCATTAGCTGTACTCGTAATAATTACTTTTGTATCTTTACCAGATGAAATAACTGGATATGTTGATGTATAAAACTCAGCTGCATTCTCAACAAATGCAAATTCGTCGAGATACAGTAGGTTAACAGACATACCACGAATTGATGAGCCAGATGTAGCAGCTGATACAATCCTACTATTATTACTAAATTCTATGGATCTTTTATTGAGAGCTTTACATCCTGGCTGTAAAAAGAATGGAAGATTCTCTAACATGAGAGTTACTCGTCCAAGCATCTCCTGGGCTGTCGCCCCTTTGTTGGCAAGAATGGCAATAACTTTCTCAGGATGAAAAACAGCGTACCAAAGCAGATAAGCGACAGAACTAATAGATTTACCAGACTGACGACAAGCAAGAACAATACTAAATCTATGATCGTTGAAGTGATCAAACATTTTCTCCTGATATGGATACAATTCAAAAGGTACTAGACCTCTGTCAAGATGAATAATCTTACAGTATTGAGCAGCAAAATATGATGGATCTTTTAAACACTTAGCATATTCTTGTACTTCATGCTGTGTGAAATTATGTACAACTCCATCTCTTTTAATATTTGCATTACCTAAATATGTTTCATTCATTAGAACCTCAGCTGAACTGTGCGTCTTATTAGTGGTTCATCAATATTTTTACCCTGTATTGTTGGAGTAACAGCATGCGGTATATTACCACCATTAAAAATACACCTGTTGTATTTTGGTTTTATAGCATTAACGAAGCCTTTCTCCATTTTTTCTTGTTCTTGCCAAACAAAATATCCACCCCAATCTATATGCCATTCGCTATTCAAGTAAATAGTAGCACTAGCGTCGTAAGCGGCATCATTATGCCAACTGATAGCTGAATTTACTGGCCAATAATAAAGATCTATGTATCTACAGCTTAAATTAAAACTTGAAATACACTGATTAATTACTTCATCTGTTAGTTCTTTGTATAAAGCATTATCATTTAATCTATGATTCTCTTTACTACAATAAAGTCCATACATTTTAACATCAGTAACGCCTATACGTAATGAATCCTCCCAACTTTTTGAATCAGCAAAAGCTAAATCAAATGTTTCAAGAGATATTTCATTTAATTCTTCTATAAGATCTTTATCTAAAAAGTCATCAATCACTTGTACTGTCATCTGGTGTCACATCTTTCATATCATTAATTAACATCCTTTGTAGATCACTTGTTGATCCAACAAATACATTATTTGTAGTTTGATTAGGTAATTCTTTCGGTTTATCTTCTTTATAAAAGTCTTTTTTCTTTTTATGTAAGTCCATGAGTGAACCGTTAATATCACCCATGTTTTTCATCATACCTGATAATACTTCAAAAGCTCTTGGATGTTCAGTAGCTCTTGCCACTTCCATCATATCTTCAAGAGCCTCTGAACCTTTAGCTAAGAGATCATGATAGATTTGTCTAGAGTATTCAAAATCATTATCTGCATTATTTTCATCATCTTTTTTCATATCACGCACTATCTGTAAATGGATCAGTTGTATCGATGTAGTCAGTAAATCCAAAGTCTGAATCAGCGCTTACATCTCTTGGATCTGTAACAGTTGTTATTCTTTCAATCTGTGTATCAGAATCAGCTAGTCCTCTTTGTATTTCGTATATATCTGTAATAGCCTTTGTTATAATACCACTCTCATTTATTGGACCGTATAAGTTAATCTTCATATCAAAGTCTATAGAATATATGATAGTTCTGCGAGCTTCTAATGGTCCTTCAAAATCATCAGCAAAGTTGACGCCAACAGCTGTAATCGGTATATCTTCTTTGATGTCAGGATAATCATCAAATGGTTTCATTGTCAATGTATATTGTGGATTAAAGAACGGTAGAATTTGTTCTACAATCTGTAATGCATCATCCTGTGACTTAGCATAAATGTTCAATTGAAAGTTAATGCTATAAGGAACGAAGCTATAGAATCTATTACGAATTGTATTAGAAGATCCAGCTTGAAAGAAGTTATTAGTCTTTTGTAGCTGTCGGCTTTGGTCATATGTAAAGCTAATAATTTCAAATGACATACGAGGCAGCTTGATAGCTACCTTTGTATCTGTATCTAAATCGGGATTTTCTCTGATTCTATCTAAGTATTTTTGTTTTGGCGCATAAGATAAAGGAACTTTAACTTGACTAATAACCTGATTAGCTGAATTAGTTCTTAGCACATAAATGTTATTAAACATTGTGCCAAAGGCTGCAACTGCCTTTCTAATCTTCTTATGATAAAAATGTGTTCCAAACATGGCTATGTCTCGTTAGGATCACCAAATGGGTTAGACTCCGTAAAGTCTAAGAATCCATCAGCGATAGTTTCAAAGTCATCATTTTGTTCATTCTCAGCAATCTTATTATCTTCACTAGTTGCAGTTACAGCAGATATAGAGTTATCGCTATCACCTATAATGTTTCTACCTGTTACAAACTCATGGTATTTACCGTCATTTGCGCCAACATGAACTAGATGTAGAATATTATCAGAGTCTGAGAACTTAGCTACCTCACCGGTCATGATAGTGCCATCACCCAGTGTTTGAGTAACTTTAAAGCCCTCAGTGTATCCATTACTTGCACTATCTAGTGTCAATAGATATGTATATGCATGATCTTGTTCGATATCATCGATGGCTTCGATGCCTGTGTCAAGATCCTCATCATTATACTCGAACAACTCACAACGTAGTTTATAAACTGGTAAGTTGCTTAATTGATAGAATGGTTGTTCATGCTCAACATGCATTATTTGAAACAATGAACGTGATAAAGGAATATAGATCAGATCACCTTCAAGTGGTCTAACTGAATTAATTTCATTATCATATCTACCAACAGTCTGAGTCCATCTTCTTCTGGCTACAACAAATGTAGCTTGGTCTCTTATCTCTACACCAAACTTAGTAAATAAATCTCCATCACCATCGAAACCCTCTATGTTTTCAATGTACATCTCGATCTTATGAGATGAATTAAATCTAGATGGAACATCATCACCAAAAATGTCATCTTCGTTTACAATATCTCTTGGGAGATAGTAAACGTCTTGTCCGTACATTTTAAGTGATTCAATAACAATATCCTCGTATAGATATTGTTCAGATCTTACTGCGTCTGAAAAGTAAAGATTACGTGCCATTTATTACCCCATAAAGAAATCAATTGGGAGTTCATGATCCATTCTAATCTTCTCTCTCAATCTCTCAATATCTTGAGTTGCATCATCAAATATCTGTCTACCGTTTAGCATAACACCACCAGGTAACTGCATACCTTCAAACTTAATAAGGTTTGCTCCCCACTGTTGTTTTATAAGAGCAGTAGTATATTCCTTTAACCACATATCATTCCAAATAGCTGTATGTGTATTTGGATCGATTATAGTATAGGCTTCAGCTACAACATAGTCATTTACTTGAATATCATTATCTTGAAAGTCGCCATGAATATAAAGTCTATTTTGTTTTCTGACAAAGTCAACTTGTGGACTGCCAGTTAATTTCATATCGAGCAAAGACAAATACTGCTGCATCTGTTCGTAATATGCCAAGTCACCAATATAAGAGTGCAAATCAGCAATATCGTTTAGATGCATCTGATATTTAATGTCAAAGAAGTTTCGATTAATACTACCACTAGATAATGGAAACAGTTTAGTTACAGAAATAACATCAGATGAAATTGGAATATATTCATTTGATATATCTGTAGATGTAATCTGATGTTTTAGAAAGGTTCTATGTGTAGCTTCAGAGTGAAATTCTCTGTAGTACTGAAGAGCCTCGTCCACTCTATCTTCTAATTGATCTTCGTCAACATTAATTTCAATTACTGGATCGCCTAAACGACGTTTGCAGTAATCAATCAATGTATCTCTAGAAGTAGGATTTGCCATTTTGTATTCCTATATTAATTCAGTAGAGTTCCTGAAGCATCATAAACATCGATTCTATAATATGTACCTTGCTGACCATCTAGTGTATCAGCGTCTAGACCAGAAGCAGCTCCATCTCTTGCTTTAATAGCCTCTAACATTGGAGTACCGAAGGCTCCGATAGTTGCTGAGTCTAATGATACTGTGGTACTACCAACTGTTACACCAACCCCACCTGTATATGGATCGAGCGTTAGCACCTGAGCAAAAGATCCACCGTCTGCAGTACCAATTGTTAGTGAGCCAGTAGCAGAGTCAAAATCAAAAGTACTCACGCCAGCAACAGACACTTCGCTAATACTATCAACTAATCCATATTGATTAACAGTTATGACAGGAACTAATGCCGCTGAACCAAATGATCCAGATGTTCCAGGCATTTTAGTTTGAACTATCTCACTATATGATCCACCATCAGCAGTGTTAATAGTAAATGTATGAGTAGCACTGTCAAAACCTAGAGATGCAACACCAGCAACTGATACACTACCAATACTGTCTATAAAACCTGATGAGTCGACTGTTAAGACTGGAACTAAAGATGCAGATCCATATGTTCCTGCTGATACTGTTGTATTAGATGATCTATCAAAGTCTCCAGTAAGTGTTCCAGCTATTGTAATGTTACCAGAACCATCTTTACTAACTAATGTACCTGATGTAGGAAGTGTAAGAGCTGTAGTTCCAGTTGTCGTTAGCGTCGTAGCGTGAGCACCAGATGTTGTAAGATTACCACCTAGTGTTAAGTTACCAGTCAAACTAACTGTTCTATTAGCATTATTTACATCTAGTGTTAGGGTCCTGTCTGCTGATAAAGCCGGACTAACGTTATCTGAAACTATTCTTGTTTCATATGCTGCAGTTGTTATATCCCTTAAACCAAATGTCGTTAGATCTGTAATAGATCCAGCTGTAATATTAGGAGTATTAATAGTTGGTGATGTAAGTGTTTTGTTTGTAAGAGTTTCTGCTCCGTCAGTGGATACAAGTGTAGAACCACTAATTGCAGCGTTTAGTTGTCCTAAAGTGCCGCTTAAAGTGTTATTACTTAAGTTAATAGTTTTATTTGTAAGTGTTTGAGTAGCATTTACACCTACTACCATACTTGAATCAAAGGTAATAGAAGGAGTAGCAGCGTGTGAACCAGAGCCAGTAACTGTAATCCCAGCTCCGCCGGTTATTTCAGCAATGTAATTTCCAGTCGTGTTAGAATCAATACCAATGGTATTAGATCTCACGATACTAAGAACATCTGCAGAATCTATCGTACTTGGTACAAAGTTTGTACTTAAGAAATCACTGAGTTTTACTACCATTTGTTTTTCTTTCTATGCTTGTGCCTCAACCCATCTTAAGAACACTGAGGCCTTAGTACTACCAAACACCATTTCAATATTAATTGCTAAAACATCAGGACCATCAGGATATTGGAAATCACCACCAAGTGGAGCACCAGACATTTCTTTTAATTTTACCAGATTCGATTCAGTAACGCTAGCCCCAGAATTTGATGATGCTGCAACAAATGAGAAAATCTGTTCACCAGGTTCTGCATATGTTCCAGATGACCAAGTAATGTCTCCACCAGCAGCAACTTGTGAGAATGAAGGTTGTCCACCCTCAGCAGTAGTTGTTAAATTTTTCCAACTTGCATCAGTAAAGTTTCTAGGGTTAATAATACCTGTAACTCTAATTTCACCAACATTTGAGAAAAATCCACCTGAACGACCAACACTCACAGCAATATTTTCTAGTAACATCTGTGATCTATTTAAAAGATCTTTAGCACCTAGTCTACCTACAGCTGAGTTAGAAACTGATGGAGCAAGTCTTATAGCAAATGCTGTTTTTGGGGTTGTTGATACATCTACATTAGTTTCAGAATATGTAAATAGATAACCTCTATCTCTTTCAAATCCGCCATCCATAATTAACGAACTACCCCAGTGAGATAGTGTTGGAGAGCATGTATTTGAAATTTCAATAATACCTGTACCACTCGTATGAGGAACAGCCGGACCTGCTGTCAGTGAGTTTGTTGTACCCTGTAGATATTGTGATAAAGTCGCAGATCTTGTAGCTCCTGTAAAGTTACCAGCACCATCAGTTGCACTTCGTCCTGTGTATGTAATAATTTCATTATCAATCATTAATGTACCTGTGTCACTAAATTCTTGTAAATTATCTACAGGTATCGTTGTAGCACTACTGTCAATCGCACTTGTCAAAAATGTAATTGGTGAATCATTATCAATAGAGTACCTAACAGGTAAGTTAGATGATCGCATATAGGCTTCATCATTTACGTTGTTATTTTTCATTCTATGGCAATAAACCCATTTGCCGTCGGAACCACGAACCATAAAGTGAATAAATCCTGCACCATACCAAGACCATTCAATGCCAATCATTTGCATTTCATTAAAGTCCCAGTTAAAACCTGATGGTCCAGTTCCATCACATTTGTCTAGATTCCATTTTGTTTGAGGCACTCTTACCTCAGTAATTTTTTGAGATCTGACGCCAGAGCCTGTAATACCTCTATAATCTGGAGTAATATATGCTGTAGTATTACTTGCTACAGATGTAATAAAGTGAGTCATACCCCTAATAACAATTCTATCACCAGCCTTTAGCTGATCACTTAGTTTTGTATTAGTACCTGTAATTACGTTACTA